CTTAGATGCGTCTAAAAATGGTAACTGAATTTCTACTGTACTATTATCGTAAGTCTGTCCAGTTGATCCACCTAATGAATATAAAGCATTACCACTTCTGCATAACACTTGTTCGCCATCATACGCCCAATTATCAACTACAAATCCAGGTTCATAAGTAGACCATGCACTTACTTTACTAGATGGAAAATAACTAAATACATATATAATAGAGCCTATTGCTATTAAGTATCTTCCGTTTTTAGGATCAAGAATTGCTTGTGATAATTCAGCTGCATCTCTATCTGCTGAAATGGCCGTTAATATAGTATCGTCAATTGGATTTCCAATATCGCCGACAAAAGCAGCGTTAGAGCTATCTCTTGCTCGCAAACTTCTTATACCAGATTCACTTAAATAAAAAACATCGTTATCACCAAATTCAATAACGCTTTGTGGGGCAATCGCACCAGTATTATTCAATACTTGTATTTGACTGTTTTGCGCTTCATCAGCTGACACAAACCATATTTGTATTGCTTCTTTTGCAAATACAGCAAGATTAGAATAATAACTTGCCATAGCTTGTAATGATTCAGAGCCACTTGCGTTATTAGATAAATTGATAAAGCCAGCGCCAACACTAGTATTATTCCATTCGGTAGGATCGTTAACACCTGAAAAATGTAACAATGAATCTGATAAAGCATACATTTTAGTTTTAACTGGTTTTATGAAAGAACCTGGAGTGTAACCATTTACAGTATTACTTGTTGCTCCTCCGTCCATTATAGAAACGTTACCAGTAAATGCTGTGGTTACATTTCCTGATACAGTTACGGCGACAACAAAATTGTTAGAAGACGCACCACTATCTTTTGAAATTATGTTTACCAAAACTCCAGTTGACGTAGCTTCATACTCTGGTGTTGTGTTTGCCTCATTTATTGCGTCTGCAATTAAAGTTGCCATGTTAGAGTTAGATGTTGCCCAAGGTATCTGATTGTCTATTATAGATACGCCATTTACTGTTATATTTATTACAGCGTTGTCAACACCACCTGACATATTATTAATGCTTGAAACGCTAACTGCTCCATCTACCTCAACAGAAACTGTGAATCCATTAACTGTTACTCCAGTTGCTACAGACGTTATAGTAACAACTGCGCCACTTGCTGAAGCTGTATAATTAGGTGTGGTTGTTACAGCATTTATAGCATTAGCTACATTTGTAGCTGTTGATGAATTAGTTCCAGTATGAGCAACGGCTGACGAATATAAGTCAACATTATTAACTCTTACTACACGAACATTATCTCCAGGATTTGCTGTTCCAGATGCTACTGTAAATGAACCAGTTGCAGCCGTACCACCAGACGATCCACCAGTAACTGAAAATTGATTTCTTGATCTGCCGTCAAACCAATCTGTTATTCTTGTTCCGTTGTAATAATGATAGATTCTTCCGTCTGCAAATTGCGCTGACGCATAAACGTTACCATCAAAAAAATCTGTATCTAAAACTTTAGTTAATGCTGTTCCTGATGGGTGCTGCAATCTAACGTAATTTACGTTAGCTGGCGTTCCACTTGCAAAAGTAACGGCGCTAGACGCATCACTTCCAAATACATAAATTTGTCCGTTGGCAGCTGCTAAACCAGTTGTGTTAGACGGCAAGTTAGCTAAAGACACAAAAGCTGGTCTTTTTTCTATTTCTCCACCTCTTGTGATATGAGCGTTTTTTAATGTAATTAAAGTTCCAGGAGTCGCCGTAACATTAGACCTCCTTGAATCTAATCCACCTCTAAAATCTTCAACTAATACATAAGCCATTTAATTACTCGGTGTTGTTGCTATTAACGGAGGACTCTTAGGCCTATACATTCCCTCTGGTTCGCCACCACCAATAACAAAAGTTTCAGTTTTCGATAACCTAGCTTTTAATCTTGCGTAATGTGCTTGTGCTTGTGCTAATTTGTTTTGTGAATCTGCTTGCTTTTGTCTGGCTAACATTTCAGCAGACGCATAAAGAATAATAAGCTGATCGTCTAAATCAGCTGTATCGGTTTCACTTATTAAGCCACCAAGGTTTTTTATTCCGTGAAACCTAACCATTCCTTGCTTAGTTGATGTTACGCTATCATTTGTTGGGATTGGCCAAATTTCAATTTGATTGTTTTCGTGTGCGTCATAACATTGTACTGGATATGAAGTTATGCCTCTATCGGAATCAAATTGATTGTACTGCCTTGCTCCAATTCCATAATCTAGCTTTGTCCAATAGTCGCCGTGTTTAAATTCAGCTTTTTCTATTCGCTCAAAAGTCATATCACTAGGTAAATCGTAATATCTTTGGTTGGTTGATATTTCAATATCTCTAATGACTCTTAAAAATGGCCAGCCGTAATCTTCCCACAATCGCCTTTGCGTTCTTTGCAAAACATTTACAAGAACATCTCTAGTAGATTTACCTAAATTTGGTTGTAGCGAATGTCCAATTTCAGATCGTAAATCATTAATTAAAATCGCTAAAGTTGTTCCTCTGGCCATACGGACTCCTTAATATTTTTTGCCACCCTTGCCTTTTTTCTTAGTCATCAGATTTTGCCTCATAAGCTTCATTTATTTCTGTTTCAGGATCATCAGCTATAAAATGGCCTTTATTATCCCTTGCTCTTTTTGGCTTGGCTCTTGACCTTGCTGGCTTTTTATCTCTTTCTTGAAGATACATTTTGTCGAAATAGCCATCGTCAATTCTTGCGTCTTCAAAGGATTGTGGCAATGCGCCATACGCACCAAAGACATCAATAACTTTTTGATCGCCATAAAGGTTTCCTAATCTATCACGCTCTGCTTTGTCATCGTGGTCAAAAGAACCATCAACGACTATATTAAAAACAGAAGTTTCGCCGTGTATATGTCTAAGCATTACTAACTCTGGAATTGATAAAAAGCCTTTGTTAATAACGTTTCCTATATTTCCGTCTATAGCTACGTTTGCATTAATTTTTTCCATATTTTCCTCCTTATACAAAGGGCAAGCTGGAGAAAGAACTTGCCCTTTGGTTTATGTATTTACGCTATTTCGTAAACACCATGACAGTTTAACTGTGATGCGCTTAGAACAGCAGTAGTCGTAATAGCACGATACATAACGTATTGTGTTGCTGGTCTTGCTGGCGCATGACGTTTCATTTTTTCTCCGTCCATGTAATACATACATAACTTTGACGGATCGATGATGTAACAACGCTTGCTAGGGTCTTTACCTGAGATTGTTAAATCATCAAGAGATGGATCATACTGAAACTTAATTCCAGCATAACTGATGTCGCCAACAGAAATATCTGTAGACTTTGAGAAACCAGTTTGACTGTAATTACCATTTCTTCTGATTTCGTCAGCTAGACGATCCATAAAAGCTGATCCAGCTAAAGCTATTGATGGCTTACCACCAAATCTCTTTAACTGTCTTACTTCTGTATGAAGAAACTCAATTAATTCTGCTCCAGATGCAGTATTTGCAATCGCAACATTGAATCTGTTTCTCCACCAAGTATTAGTTACAGTTGATAAACCACCTACTGTAGTACCAGTTGCTGCTGGATTATCCACAATTACAGATCGAATACCAGCTAATGCTTTCGCATCTCCAGTACCATCTCCGTATAAAAGAGTGTTCATGCCTTTAGCATAACCCTCCATCATATCATCTAGCTTATCTTCTAAAAGATTAACTAAAACTGTAGTATCTCTACCACTATGATTTGATGTTCCAGCACCAGCTAAACTATCAGTAACACTAATGCCGTCTTTTTTAAGTTCGGTAAGTGTTAATGAAATACCAGTATGGTGTTCTTTCCAAGGGTAATTAACTCTTTGGATATTAGCTGGATTTGCATAAGACACAGTATCACTATGCGTGTAACCAGCTACAGCTGATGTGTAAACTCCCTTTACTGCAAGAGATATATTCTCTTTACCACCAGGAAAAGTTTTTGAACCTTTATCCATAGCTGCAAGAAGAGGTTTATCTTGAAGTGAGTTTGAGTAGACTTTGCCCTTGTCTATATAATAGTCAAGCGCAGCGTTAGCGATATTCGCTAATTCGGCTGAAGAAAAAGCCATTTTTATTGCTCCTTATTTTATTACGATCCTCCAGTTGCCAAAGCGTTTTGAACTGCGTCCATTAAACTTTTTGGCTCTGGTACTGGCGAACCACCTAATTTACCACCAGACAAACTTCGTATTGGTCTTTTTGCTCCCATTCTACCTTGATGACGCTTGTTAACTGTTTCATACGCATTTTGCGCTAAAGCTACAGCATCTTCAGAAGAGTTTGGTCGCCCATTCTCACGAACTAAAGCCGATACTCTGTCGTCAATTTCATCTTGTTTGAGTTCAAAATCTGGGTCTGTTTTGCGAATATTTTCTTCCCAATTAGTTACAGATTGAGCAATAACGTTTAAATGATCTTGAGTTTTCATCTGCTCTTGTTCATTTAACATTTGTTGATTAGCGTTCTTTTGTATTTCAACATCTGCTCTCGTTCTAGCTAACTCTTTCCCTACATCTTCGTCCATATATCCATCTTCAATTTTTTGCTGAATATCTTCTGGAATCACTTGACCAGTTACTTGCTGTAAGTTGCTTATAATTGGCTGTAATGCTTCCAAGGCAGCTTGAGGATTGCTTTTCATTAATCCCATAATTGACAAGCCTTGAGCAGTTTCTTCGGCAGATAACTTCATCTCCCTTAAAGACGACTGAATCTTTTCGTATTGCTCATGTCCTTTTTTGTACTCGTTTTTTTCAGCAATAACTTCTTTGAATCTAGGCTGTAAATGCAAAGGAACGTTATCAAGAACTTCTTTCTCTGACTCCTCGGTTAAAGGTATGTCCGTTTCAACTTCTTCAGTTTCGTTCTCTACGGATTGCGATTCCGTTTCTTCAGGTTGATCTTCGTCAATAGCTGATTGTACTACTGACAATAAATCTTCTTCAGTTTCGCTTTCTGTGCTGGACGACAGCACCTCTTGATCTTGCTTTTGCTCAAGTTCGTCCTGGTTTTCCGAGTCAATGGACGATACTGACTCTTTTAGGTCTTCGACCATAATACGTCCTTTCGTTTAGTTTATTATACATATGTCGATCCCATCTTTCAACACCATAGCTAATTAATATTTCCTATAGGTGGTAAAGAAGAACCATTAAGCGTGTTTGGGATAGACGCATTGTTTACCCCTCCACTTGGCGAACCTTGTAAAGCTGGATCGCCAGTTCCCTCTCCTTGCGACTGATTCATAGACACAATAGATGGAATACTTTCAACAACAGCTTGTGTTACATCAAGCTTATCGTCTAATCTTTTCAATAACTCTTTAGCCAGCCATAACGGATCAATTCCTGGAATCTGTAATAGGAATGGCATAATTCTTTCAATATTAGCAAGTTCTGCTGCTCTGTTTGGTTTACCAGTAGAGCCAGCTTCTATTTCAAGAAAAACTTCGTTCATAATGTCTTCTCTAGTCATTTCAGGCCAAACTGCACCTTGACCAACTATTTTTTTAACCTCCTCAACAGACATTAAATTTAACATTACTTGCCCAGCTGATCTGGCAATTTCCGACATAAATGAATCTAATTCGTCAACATTCGCTCCAAGAGATGACATTCTAGCACTTTCAGCAATGCTTGTTTCTGTAGCCGTTGCCTTTGAAACGCCACCAAATGTACTTTCTTGAGCGCCAACAACTAATTGAACATCATCAAATAATGACTTAACTTCATATAAATTTGGATCAATGCCTATTTGTTGAACTGGCTGTAAAACGTCATTTACTTTTTGTCCAGCAGCTAAAGCTTGTAATTCTAATACAGCATTTGCTGGGTGTGTTGCTAATTTTTCTTTATCGCTTTCTTCCAACATTCCAGCTGGTGCAGCATATTTTGGCCTATTGGCTCTTCTATGTTCTCTCAAAGCTTGTCTTGCTCTGTTATATTCATTTTGCATCGGCATAAGCAATTTAACGTCTGATGGTGGATAAAGAATATCTTTATGCTCAACTTCGTTAAACACTAATGGAAATATAGGGAAAAAATGCTCTACCTTTACATCAGGAGATGATGGTTCTCTTAAAAAATCATCATACCCATCTGCTACACAAAGTTGCAATCCACTTTTAATGTCGTAAATTTCAAATAATAATATTAATCCCTCTTTTTCATTAATATCAATTTCTGCGTATGATGCTTTTTCATAATTACTTCTATCGCTCATCAAACGACCTTTCATGTCGTATGACCTAAATTGATTTTTCATATCTATGCCATATATTTCCTTAACTTCTTCAGGAGAAACATACATCTCATGGCATACCCAGTTTGCACCAACAAATCCTCTAACTTGCCTACATTTTGGATCAATAATTATTGCGTCTGCTTCTGGGAAATCAAAAGTTAATCCCTCCCTAACTGTAACCATAGGCTCTTCTAACAAGGCTTTTAACGATAGCTGTAACGCTTCAATTTGTGCGTCGTCTTTTTCAATAGTGCCGTCTGCTGCCTCACTTGCTATTCTATACAAATAGTCAATCTGCATTTGTAAATCATATATCTTGTTAGATACTTCTGGCATACGATCCATTTCTCGCTGAAAACCAACTTTAACAAAACCAACACCAGTTGTTACAACTCTTCTAACTAAAGCTTTCATTTGCGATTTAAATGACGGCTGTTGCTCTGCCATATAATAATCGAATAGCTGTTCTAATGTTTTTGCTACATTATCCAACATTTTACGATGTGTTTGGCCAGATGTGTAATCTTGTATTAATGCAGTAGCTTCAGCTGGTGGCATTAAGCCATTTTGTTCGGCCATTGCTTGCGCCTCATAAGCTGCTGCCAAAGTTTTTTCATCTCTATCCCATATAGCATAATCCATTCTTTCTCTTCTTTTTGCCGTGGCTTTAGGATTCTTTGCATACAAAGAGGCTGTTCTTTGCTGGACATGGCGTTGGAGTATATTGGCTACATAGTTTTTATCATTCCATTCAGTGTCGTCGAAACCATTTATAGCTGCGTCCATATCTTTTTTCATTTGCTTAAAAGCTTTTTCGTGAAAGCCTTTTGCTGATTTTACCCTTGATAACCAATCAGAAACTAAAGCTTTTCTTCTTTCTGTAGGTTCTGGCTTTTCTTCTTTTTCACTTGCAATGATCATTGTTGTATTTTCGTGCATTACCAGCCTCCAGTTTTGTTGTGCATTCTATCATGCTTTTTTTGTTCTTCTGCTCCCCATTTGACCCAACCCATTGTGCCAACTTCAGGAATCTTTTGTTTGTTATTTACAAAACCACCTGGAGTACTAGTTCTATCTAATCCCATTCCTATCCAAGCTATTGTATCTACAAAATCATCATGCCTTGAATTTGGAAATTTCAGCAATTCGTCTACTGCCTTTTGTGTCCAAGGAGATACTTTTGGCAACAATACTTTTTTCATTGCCATTCTTCCTAATATTGATTGCGCCCTTTGCACCTTATTAGCTACTGGTGTAACTTCATCAATTCTGCAATATACTCGCTCTTCAGCCATTCTTTTTCTCAAAAAAGGTTTTATACTCTTACTAATATGCCCCTTTTCTGCCCACCATATAAGGGGTTTATGTTTTTTTATTAGATTAAGCATAGCTGTTACAACCTTGTCAGTAGGTTGCTTTTCCCACCACGCATCAATTAAATATATGTCATCATTGCCGTCAACTCCAACAACCAGCAAACAAGTCGCATCATTTCTAGTTTTATCTATTCCCACGGCATGATCGCTTGCAGCGTATATTCTTAAATCTGTCGGCAAATCTTTTTTATTGTAATAAACTATATTGGTTCGCTCAAATAAATCTCCATCTTCAGGCGTTGGTCTTTGCTGATACAAAGAAGTAAATCCTCTATTGTCTAATCTTCTTTGCGCCTCCATAAATTCCATATCAAATCTTTCAGGCCACAACAATTCGCCGTTCTTACGGCCTAATGGATCATCATCTTCTGCAATAGCTGGCAAGTTTATTATCTTCCATTTTGACGCTTCTTCTTCTGTGTAATGTGGATTAGTTGGATCAGTTAATCTGCCAATCAAATCATCTTCATGCCATCTAGTCTGAACAATGACTATTGAGGCCGATGCTGTCATTAATCGTGTCATTAATACTTGAGTAAACCATGTCCATAATTGTTCACGCAATGTTGGAGAGCCAGCTTCTAAACTATCCTTTATTGGATCGTCCAGAACAACAAAGTCTCCACCTCGACCAGTTATTGATCCACCTCTTCCAACAAAAACAGCCATTCCACCTGATGAATTTTGTATTCTACTTTTAGACGCACCACCTAATCTTAATGAGAAATTAGGAAATA